GGGTAACCCGAAGTCGGCGGCGGGCGATAGGACGACCATGGAGCGCAGCAGCCCGATGTGGGTCGCGTTGACCCGCGGCACCGTCGAGGCGCGGTCCCGCAGCTACGCGCCGACGCGCACCGAACCGGTCACCCGGGACCAGGCGGCGGCGCTGCTCGCGGCGGAGGTGCAGCGCGCCGTGGCCGCCGGCGGGCGGGTCGAGCACGCGACCGACCTGACCGCGGTCATCGTCCACGGCCAGCGGCCCAGTCATGTGCTGCACCTGCTGCTCAGCGTGGTCACCGCCGGGCTGTGGCTGGTGGTGTGGCTGCTCGCGGCCGTGACCAACCGGCCGGTCCGGGTGCTACTCGCCGTCGACGAATGCGGCAACATCACCCGGCGGCGAGCGTGAACCACTACGCCGCGGCAGTGTCGCGTTCCCGCTGGGCGCGTTCGTAGGCGCGGCGGAACGCGCGGACCGCGTCCTTCCCCGACTCGCCACGGGTGTAGCGCCGCCACATCCGCTGGAACTCCCGCGCCCGGCCCGGCCACTGCGCTGCACGGTCGAACACCGGCTCCACCGAGCACCCGCACCCGTCGTGCGGTTCGAACGACGCCGCGCCGCGCGACTTGTAGACCGGCCCGCGGGAGGCGAGCATCGCGCAGAACGCGCACGGATCCCCGTCGGTGACCCGCGCCCAGCCCAGCGCCTCCGGGTCGGCCTCCACCACCGTCAACAGGGTCGCGCGCCCCCCGTTGAGGACGTGGCGGGACCCGGCGCTACCGGCGTCGGCCATCGCCTGACGGGTCGCGACATCCACCCGTTCCCCAGCACCGGTGCGGCGTTTGATCGCCACCGGCCCGGTCACGATGAGGCTGGTACGGGCGGCGCGGTCGGAGTCGTCCCACCGCACCACCGGCGCCACCTGCCGGGACTCGTCGAACCGCAACGGCACCCCGCGATCCCCGCGGTGCACAGCCCGTTCCGGTACCGGCCCGGCCACAACAGGCTCGGCGAGGACCGGCACCGGCGGCGGGGTGTCAGCGTCCGGGGCCTCCACCGACCGCGACCGGCGGTAGTAGTCCACCGCCGCCTGCGCCGACTCCTGCCGCCACGCCGCGACCACCCGCAACACCGCCGACAACCACCCCGGGGACGTGTCATCGAGACGGAACGGGTCGAGCAGCAGCCACAACGGGTTGAACTCCGCGAGGAACCCCCGCTGGATCGCGAGCTGCGCCTGCCGGTGCTGCTCGGTCAACCGGCGCCCCGCCGCCGTAACGGCCATCTCAGCCGGCCACCGGCAGCTGCGCCACCCCGTCCCCACCGGCGGGGGTGGCTTGACGCTCAAGCCGGGCCTGCAACTCCACGATCGGGTCGCCCCGCTTCGCGAGCTCCAACCACTCCTCGACGTCGGACTTCTCCACCCCGGGGATCCGCGACCACAACACGCTCGGCGGGATCTGCAGCATCTGCGCGGCCTTCCCCAGCGCGTCCACAGCCTGGGAGATCGAACGGATCTCCATGTCCTGCCAGGTGACCCGGCCGGTGACGTCGACGGCGTAGTCGTCGTGCCCGTCGATCGCCGCGGCCAGCCGCAGCCCCTGCGCGTGGGACTGCCCGAACGACTTCTGCCGCTCGGTGACCTTCTGCGACAGCGACGCCCGAGCCGCGGCCAGCGCCTCCGCCGACAGGTTCGCCATCTGCCCGGTCAACTCGTGGGTGGGGGTCTGGGTGACCGCGGCGAGGGTTTCCACGTCGGCGCGGTGCGCCGCGATGAACCCCTCCAGCGGGGTCTCGTCGAGGGTCCCGAACTTCGTGTCCGGGTCCTCCGCGACGAGCAGATCGTCCTGGCGCAGCTTCAACCGGGCCCGGTTCGCTTCCTCGTCGGTGTCCGGTTCCGCCATCCCCGACACCGTGCGGATCTTCCACGAGTTGAAGTGCTGGGTCAGCATCCGGTCGTACGCCGTCTTGTTGATCCGCGCCGCCAGCGGGATCACCGGTTCCACCTCACCGGGGGTGCGGCCGTCCAGGTCGAGCATGTTCGAGTACCGGACCACCGGGCACACCCCGACGTCGTGGACCTGCGGCTCACCCTCGACGGTGACCTTCGTGCCCCCCTCGCCGACCACCACCACATAGGTGGCGGTGTCGTCGTAGACGCGGAACACCTGCTCGTCGCCGCCGCGGCGCTCCAGCAGCCGCAGCGCGTACCGCGGCCAGTCGTCCTCGGCGGGGTCATCCCACGCCGCATACAGGGCCCGCGGGGACACCCCCCGCATCACCGCCTGCTCCCGCCCGGTGACCGGGTCCTCCCCCGGCAGGACCGTCACGAAGCTGAACCCGTAGGCGAGCGCGGCCCGGTGCACCGCCACCTGCCGGCGGTCCATCCCGTTCGCCAGCCACGTCCGCCACGGCGGCGCCGGTTCGGCCCCCACATCACGCGGATCGCCGTCGCCCGCAGACCCGGCCGGGTCCAGCCGCGACCGGTACCCGTCGACGTACATCGCCTGCGCGCACGCCGTCACCACCAGCTGCAGCCACGGCACCTTCGACAGCTCCGCCAGGCCCTGCAACTCACGGGTCGCCTTGCGCGGCAGCCGGATGTCGTCCTGCTGCCACCGATACCAGCGGTCGATCCGTTCCAGGCGGTCCCGCTCGGCCTCCCAGCGGGGGAACAGGTCGTCCTTGACCAGTTTCGTCAACGCGGCCTGGCTCAGCACAACCTCACCAGACCTTCCCGGACCGTTGCTTCGTCTTCGCCGCATTCGCCAGATACAAGCCGCGGACCATCCGGGCGCCGACCATGCACACCGCAAGGTCGACCTTGCGCGGTGAGTCGGGGGACTCCTTCCCGATCGACACACCCCACCGGTTCGGCTTACGGCGGGCGTTGCCGACATGGCGAGCCATCCGGGCGTCGCCGTCGTGGCTGAACGCCCGCTCCCGGATCTCAGTGGCCGTCAACTCGACGGCCATCGTGAAGTCGTAGGTCTTGGTCCGCATGTCCCACGCGATCGGGTGCGGTTCCTTGCCCGAGGGGGCCGCGTGCAACGCCAGGCGGTCCCGGTAGCGGTCCGGCCACGTCACCTTGACGAAGCCCTCCCACTCCTTCACGTCCGCGAAGAACGCCTTGACGTCCCACGCGGTGAACGCCCACTCAACCGCGGCGTCGACCTCGGCGACCGGCACCACCGACGCGGTGTCGTGGGAGGTGTCAGGTTCCCACGCGCCGATCGTGAACACGTGCCCGTCGGAGAGGCAACACCCGACCAGGGCGGTGGCGTCCCGCGACTTCGACCCATCGAAGAACATCACGATCGGTTCGGTGTCGGCGACCGACCGGGACGCGTCGGTGAGCTGCGACCACTCCTGCGGAGTCACCCACGCATCGGTCGCGACCGTCGGCCAGTTCAGGTACTTCCGCTTCGACGCGTCCGCCGACGACCGCGGATCCCAGATCCGCTCGATGATCGGCCGCGGGCGGACCCACCAACAGTCGCCGTAGACGTGCTCGAGCGCGCGAGTCAACGACCCCTCGTCGTCGAGGCGGGTGTCCGGCGGCGCGACGCGGGCGTCGTAGAGGATCCGCGACCTTCCGCGAGTCCGGCCCTCCTCCTGCGCCACCCAGCCGTCCCACGACGACTCGGCGACCGACCCGACCCCGGGCTCCCACGCGTTGCACGTCTCCAACATGCGGTTACCGGACTTCGTCAAGTTGTCCTCAAGCGTCGCCGCGAGCTCCGGGCCACCGTTCGACGGTTTCCAGTGCTCCGTCTCGTCAGCGACCACGAACGTGGCCTCCGCGCCCTCCGCGGCCGCCGACGACGCGGTGATGACCTCCAGCGTCCCTTCCGGAGCCTTGTAGTACCGGGTCTTGCCCGGGTCCAGAGCGTGCTCCCGGACGACCTTCGACCCCTTCGGGGCCAACGCCCGGACCATCCGCATCGTGTTCGCCGTCTGCGACTCCGCGGTCGCCGCGATCTGCACCAACGGCATGTCCACCGGGTGGCCCTTGCAGCCCCCGTCGAGCTTCGGGTCGAAGTCACGCAGCCGCACCGGCGCGCACAGCTCGATCAGCGCCAGCACCCCGGCGAACGGGCTCTTACCGGAGCCCTTCGCCAGCCGGCGCACCCCGTGATGGAACAGCCACCCGCCGTCGGCGTCGACCGCGTACCACCACAGCAGGAACCGGAACTGCGACTCGATGAACTGCCACCGCTGCCCGGCGTTCGGGCCGTTCGGCTGCCGCAGGTACTTCGACGCCCACCGGATGGCCTCCCACCCGAGGGTGAGGTCCGGCAGACCGGCGGGGATGGTGACGAGGCGGTCCTGCGGGCCGAGGTCAGGAGGAGAAACGAGCGCGGTAGTCATCGAGCGCCGCCACGGCAGCGTCCTCGTCCTCGTCGACCTGCCCGGCGCGTTCCAGCTCGATCCGCATCCGGCGGCGCGCCCCCTCGGTGGTCAGCAGCTCCGTCGCGCCGGACGACCACGCCATGATGAGCTGCGCCGACGGCCGCTGGCCCTGCGCGAGCGCACGGGAGAGCAGCTCGGCCCACACCCACGCCTGCGCCCAGTCGGACGGCTCGTAGAACCGGGCCTGCCCGGACCGGGCCAGCGACTCGTACCAGCGGGCCGCTCCCGGCTCCCACGCCTCGTCGGGTTCGGGGCGCTCCACGACCGGCGCGCCGGGCGCGGACACCGTCGGGACGTCCGGCTTGTTCCGGCGGCGACGCTGCGCGCTGCGCTTCGGGACCGGTCCGGCCACAGTCACCACCCCCCCGACTCTCGGTGACCTCACCCTGAGTGACATTCCCTGGCGTTTACTGCGAGTGACCCACCCCTCGCCCCGGTGCATGGC